TCAGGTTTTTTAACTGCAAATTCTTTATCTCCGTATTGAATAACCTCAGCATCAACAACCTTAATACCGTATTGTTCCAAGTAGTTTTTCATTGCTAATGCTGTAGTAACACCATCTAAATCTATGTGGAAATATATTTTTGCCTTTGGGTATCTTTTTGCAATATCGTTAATATCTCTAATCCCAGATTCTGTTATAATTTGTCTCATAAAGATAAATACCTTATTCAAACAAAAAATCCCACTATTGTGGGATTTCATTTATGGTGTCGAGTGTTTTGAAATAATCAACTCTCGTTTGTGCTATTTTAGCATAATTTTCACTTAACTCAATACCTAACCATCTTCTTCCTAAAACTTCAGCAGCCACCAAACTAGTACCACTACCTGAGAACGGGTCCATAACTATATCGTTCTTGTAGGATAATATCTTAATCGCTTTGGTGGGGATATCCATCGAGAACGTTGCCTTGGTGAGTGATTTAGTATCTGCAAAGTAATTCCACTGACCAAACACAAGTTCCATAAACTCTTTCTTATCGTTTTCCTCATAAACCATTTTTTTCTTTAATGTTCCGTCCTCTTGTTCAATTTCGGTTGGAACTCCTTCCCACTGTGGTTGTCCTTTTACTTTCTTAATGTGGTGTTTTTTGTAAGCCAAAATTACACATTCTTTTGGATTGTAAATGTAAGGACTGGATGGGCTCATCCATGAACCCCAAGCGGTAGTTTTGCTTCTATGTGGTGATTGTTCTTCAAGGTCAACAATACCAAAGAAACCAAAACCTATTTCTTTCATAATTTGCCACATCTCAGAAACAAAAAAGATACGACCACCTTTTTTCTGTCTGTTGATTTCGTAAGGGATATTCAAAGCGATACGTCCGTCGTCTTTCAATACTTTATACGCTTCAGTCAACCAAGATTTAGCAAATTCAACATAGTCATTAAATTCCATATCATCTTCGTGTACGTCATAGTCAATTCCCACACCATAAGGTGGTGATGTCACAATTAGGTCAATACAACCCTCAGGTAACGTCTTCATCACCTCAACACAATCTCCATTAATTATTCTTCCTGTCTCTATCATACTTCTAATTTTTCTTCTAAATAATCCCAAACTAAATTTGAGTACTCTTCATATAAATCCCCATCTTCGTCGTCTTCTAAATTAAAAACTCCGTTATCCAAACAGGTGTCCATTACTTCTTCGTGTTTTTCTTCAAATGATAAATCCTCATCTATTGTTAAAAGGATATTATCAATGTCATCAATTTGTTGTTGTGTTAATTCCATGTCTTATTATATTCCTGCAGTTAAATGGTAATAGTATCCTTTACTGGTCGTATCACCATATGATTTATAAATTTCATATGATTTTTCATCATATATGATTTCGTTTATTACTTCTACTCTACAACCAACATCATAGACTTTTAATCTTAATTTATCAATGTCAAAATCTTCTTCAAGTGGTATGTCGTAAACAACTTGTTCACCCTTACAATAATCCTCGACGATTAAAAACGCTTTATCGCTACAATGTTTTTCTTCGTAATCAACCTTATCTACGTCTAAAACCTCAGTTTCATAAACAACTTTACCTTCCTCGTCTTCTACTCTTAAAATAAACGCATTTGGGAATGGTCCCATGATTGATTCATTTGGTGAATCAAAATAACTATCGACCTCTAAAATTTCACAAATTTGGTCGTATTCCAATTCATCTTGTTCAACACCACCATCACGTAACGCATCATACTGTTTAGTATTCAATTCAAATGGGTAAAGTTCCGCACCTCTACCAGCAAGGATAATTTTGTAATATTTCATATTATTATAGATTAAAAAATGTAATCAAATATATTATATAAGACAATACAGGTTCCTACCAACCATCCAAAAACTATCAGTATCGCAAGAATTCTATAGTTTCTTTCTACACGGTCTCGGCTTCTACCTTGAAAATCGTCTGAGTTCCATTCTTCCATAATTAAAGTGTTTGAGCGATTATTTGAGCTAATTTATAACCTGTAAACGCACCAATAGCTGCGGAACCTGGTAGTACTATAAATTTACCCAACATGGTTTCATATTTTTTCCTATTCACAATATACGAAATCAATATGTAATAAACAATATAGTTAATTAAAACTAAAAAGTCCAGTTCTTTTGAGGCAAACACAACAATAGAGTTACCTAAAAACCCCCACATAAAGTTAATTGAGGTTTCACGGATTAATTCATTTGGTGTTGTTATCGCATCTAATACATTTATTTCCTTGTCAAGACCCGTTTTACTTTTCAAGGGTTTCGATGTGGTGTTGGAGGTACCAGAGGGCTTTTCTGAGGTCTTCAAGTTCTTTATCTTTTCCTTTTTTTCCTGCACGTGATATATATTTTACTGTGTTTCCTAAACTAAAACCCAATTCCCAAGCATCAATTACTTTGATTGCTTCGTAAGGATTATTTTCTCCACCATAATGCTGTGGGTGATTTACTTGTTCCATTATTCTTCTCTATATTCTTTTAACAATTCATCGTTAGAAATGGTTCGGTATTTTTCACTTAATCCTGACACATTTACATTAGATTTCATATTAGTTTTAATTTCCAAAATTTCTTCAGCAGTATCTAATGATTTTGAAACTTCTCTGATAATTTTGTATGGGTCAGCGTTTGACCCAGGTCTTCTATCTTCAACATAACCTTTCCATTCTTTTGCCGTGTCCTGTGGAACTCTAATCGATGCTCCTCTATCAGAAACACCCCAACTGAATTTATCAATCGCTTGTGTTTCAAATCCACCAGTTAATCTTAAATGATTGTTTGACCCATATGCGTTGATGTGTTCTTCATGTCTTGATGCAAATGAATTGAAAATAGCCATGAAATAATCGTAACCACCATTATCTCTCATTTTATTGTTTGAGAAGTTGGTATGTAATCCTGAACCATTCCATTCACCGTGTGTAAGTGGTTTAGGGTGTAAATCAATATGGTATTTATACTTTTCAGAAATTTTATAAAGGAAATATCTACTCATCCATAGGTCGTCACCACCTTTTAATTTACCTTTTGAAAATACTTGGTATTCCCACTGACCTAACGCAACTTCAGCGTTTGTTCCTGTAATATCAATACCATATTCTAAACACATATTTAAGTGGTCCTCAACAAAATCACGTCCAGCAACATTATGACCCACACCACAATAATATTCACCCTGACCTTTAAGGATGTTTCTTTTGTGTCCTAAAATACCTCCGTTGATTTCTTCACGGATAAAATACTCTTGTTCAAAACCAAACCAAAGACCTTCTTCCTCTTCATTTAATTTTGCTCTCATATTAGATTCATGTGGTTTACCATCTGAATCCATAACCTCACATAACACATAAACTGTGTTGTTTTCTAATGGAAACCCATATTTTGTATATACTCTAACCGGTTTTAATATTCTATCGGAATTTCCAGTATCTGCTTGATTTGTTGATGAGCCGTCAAAATTCCAAACAGGTAACTTACCAACTTGTACTACGTTTTTAATTGATTCGTAATCTACGATTTTAACTTTGCTTCTTAAATTTGGTTCAGGTGTATATCCATCAAGCCAAACGTATTCTAATTTAACTTTCATTTATTATTATTTATATAGTTGATTATTGTTTCTTCATCGGCACCACTATTGAATAGGTTGTAAACGGCACGAGAAAATTCGTCCGTTGTAAAAACAGCGTCGGCGTCAAGGTATTCCATTATGTGATGTAGGTTTCTTAGGATTTGTTGTTTGTTTAAAAATCTCTTATTAAATCCCATCTTCGTTTGTTTTAAGGTTACTTAAAAATTCTTCTAACTTTGAAATCTCTTCTTCGGTTGGCTTCCACTTTTCTTCTTCAGAATTTAGTTTTGTTTGTAATGGATAATCCATTTCAAATACAATAGTTTTACTATTATCTTGTTTTTCAAATTGTCTGACTATATCTCTTACTTTACTACCAAACTCAAAATCGTTTGGATGTTTTTTAGATAGGTAAATTAATGTTTCAAAAATACTGTTTTCCATACGATAATAGTAATTTATTATTATTTTTTTGTCAAACTTTTTTTTGAATTATTTTAGATTGTATCATATAATTCATTATTTTTCTTTTCACTATTGGTAAGATAGTCTCTTTCAATGGAAAGTTGTTATTGTGATGTGTTTCGAAAAGAATTAAATTATTAAATACGTCAGAATCCTTAATGTTTTTTATTAATGTATTTTTAGACATAATCAAACTTTCTTCAAGAGTTTGTGTCTCATTTAAGTTTATTTTTTTTAAAATACATTTTGTTTCATTAGAACCTTTTTTTATTTGTTTGATTAAAAACTCATATGCGTATTTTTTATCAGAAAATTCAATGAAGAATATTCCCTGATTGGAGTTGACGTTTTTAATATTTCTAATAGGGTTGATAGAAATGGTATCATTAGCAATTTCCCATATTGCCTTTGCCTGATTGAAGTAATCCTGTAATTTTTCATTAGAAAATTTACAAATATTAATAACTTCTATTATTTCATTATTATTAATATTTGGGATATTATTTGCAATTAAATCCGATATTAAAATCTCGTCATCAGGATCTTTAAGTAACCGATTTAAACTTAGGTATTGCCCCTTTTCTAATAGTAGATTTATATTTGCTAAATGAAGAGATAAATACTGAAAGTTGGGATACAATTTTAATTTATCAAAATCTTTTTGAATTTTGTGTAAAAATCCAAGTAAAACATATTGTTTATGTTCTAAGTCTATAGGTTCCTGAAATACCCAG